GATAGCATTAAATACCTGTTTACTTTACTAATTAATTTACTTTTTTTCATTTTTACGTTATTGATTTAATTATTAAATCTACTGTTGTATATATTATTGAAAAAATAATATATAATAGTAATAGCACCCATCCCCATCTAAAATTTAGGTTAAGAATAGTTTTCTTCATCAGTAATTATTTCACTACTTTGTAATATCTCTAATAACCTTTCTGGTGTTAGTGTATATCCATCTAACATTTCATCAGTACCAAACTTTCCACAATCGGCACTAAATTCTAATTTTACAACTCCATTTACGTTCTCAATTTCAACAAAAGTTGTAATGTCTTTTTTATCTTTGTATAATAAACTCATAATTAATTTGTTTTATTTAATGTTTCTTTCAATAATGGCTTTAACATTGCATGAACCTTATCAAAACCATGTGACTTCATAGCGTCTGATATGTCTTTACATATAGTTGGTACAAACCCATTGATTTTATATGCATCAGCATATCTCTCAACAGCCTTGAGACCAGCCTCATCATTATCAAAAAGTGTTATTACTTTCTTATATTTCTTTTTGAAATGTTGAATTATATGAGGTTTTATCATAGTATTCTCTGAGTCTGGAGCTATAACTTCAAGGTTATACCCCATACCTTTAAGACACATAGCATCTTTTAAAGAAGAACAAATTACTAAATAGGGTTGATTATATTCTAACTGATCTAGTCCCTGCAAGTAACTTTTAACTTTAAAGAATTTATGTGATTTACTTTTAGGTTGATAGAATTTAAATACTTTACCTTCTTTGTCAAAGTATCCAAAGCAACAACTATTACCTATGCGTAAATTTTTTATATCAGATTCTTTTGTTTTAACTAAATTATAATAATCTATAGGCCTAACGTTATACTTTTCAAGCATAGTTTTTCCTATTCTATAGCTTAGCCAATACTTTTGATCTTCAATACTCCAACCTTTAGTTTTAACAAAATCCAATTGCCATTTAGGCTCTGGAACTATAGTTAAATCTTTATATTCAGATGTCTTTATGTATTCATTGTAATCTGCAACAATCTTTCTCATTGCTTCAGGATATTCTATTTCAAATAACAACTTTACTAAATCTACTTTATTACCATTTTTACCAGTAGAAAAATCTTTAAACTTATATTGCATAATTTTTTTATCAACATATATGCAAAAGCTTGGTGTTTTTTCTGAGGGATTAAAGACTGATTTAATCTTTAGGTCTTGGCCAGTTAGGCGTTCTGATAAATTTAAGTAATATTGAAATACCCATGTGCTTGGTACATCTGATCCTTCTAATACAAAATTTTTAGTGCTAAACATAATTAAAATGTATTAATGTAAATCAAGGGGTGCTGCTTGGTCCTTTCGGAAACACTATGCAGACACACCCCTATCATTACTTATTTAACTATAAATCAAAGTCATCTCCTGAAACTGCAGCTGGTTCAAAGCTATTTGTTTTAGGTTCTTCATTTTTAATTAATCTTCTTAGATGATTATTATTATTAGCATCAAATTTTAAGATTCTATTAGCTTCACTATTTAAAGCTTCAACAGGGACCCCATCTTTACTTCTTTTAGGTAAAAATAAGTCATTGTTTATATACCCGTCTCTGTTTTCCCATTCACGTGCACCTAAACAAGCATTAAAATAACCAGTGTTAGAGAATAACTTATTACACTCTACCATAAATTGATCAATTGTATTAGCTTCAATTTTATCTAGCTCAGCTCTTTTACCAAGTGCTTCAGATAAAAATACCATAGATTTCAATACTTCTGTATCTCTAGATATTTCTGTACCACTTTGTAAAGTAGTATCTTTATATGGGTAAGGACTAAACCTAACTCTACCAACTTGTCCTTCATATTTTGGACCATTTGGATTTTCCATATCTTTTAAGAAACCATTGAATTCTCCTGTGATAGGTTCTGTCTCAACATGCAATACAATATTGTATGCTTCAGCATCATATGGTGTTTGGTCAAATGATACTGAATTGATTTTGATAACATTGTTACCTGGTTCAATTACTGGTTTAGTTCCACCTGATCCGGCAGACATGTCTTTTGTGTTTAACATAATTTACTTTTTTAAAATTTATTTATTAATTACTCTTCATATTTTTGCATGCAATCTTTTACATGCTGTAGGTCATTAGGAATGAAGAAATCCTCAAACATACCCATTGGTGATTTACATGTGTTCTCTCCATCGTTTTGAGTTTCAAAACCATATTCAAGTACACCATCATCATTTTTAATTACTCTTCCAAATAATACTATAGAAAATAAGCCTTCCAAAGTTAAAGTATTATCAATCATTTTACCAATTGTTTTAGCCTTAATTTTTCTGTTTCCATTTACATCAGTAGAATCTTCTGAGTGTGTCAAAAAGATTACAGTTAAGTCATCTCTCAAATCTTTAGGCAACTTTGCCACCATGGCAAGGTTAGCTGCAATCTGAACAAACTTATCATAACCTTTTTCATTAGCTCTATCAAAATATTCAAAGGAGCTCATATATTGCCAGTCATCAACAACAATAGTTTTTATGTGACCCATTTTTTGATCAACATGATTTATAGCTTTAATTATTCCAGGAGCTGTTGCTGTGGAAGTTAAATTACCTTTAGGATTATCTTTGCTTATCTGAGTGTATTTACTCTTATAGCCTTTAAATGGCAAAGGTTTATTTGCTATGTTTATAATGAAAGTCTCTTCTGGTTTTAATGTTCTAATTGAGGTAGACTTTCCTGTACCTGAATCAGCAATTACTAATAAGCTTTGTGCCATGATTATTTGATTAATTTAGTTATTACTTTTGTTAATGTTATTATTGATTGATTTATATCTTCAAGCTTATTAACCATAGCACTCTCTATTGAAATAGGATCTGGCCCAGTCAAATCAGCAAATGGTATTGGATTACTTATAACTGCTTTTACATTTTTTCTACTTGTTACATCATTAATTACTTTTAATTCTGATACTGGTATTAAATGTCTTTGAAATCCTGAACTTGAGGTTATTAATTCATACTCACTTTTCCAATGAGGATTATACTTATGTAGATACAATGTTCTTTTTGGATCTTCACTATCATAATCTATACTAACAAACTCAGTATATATATTTTCTTCTTTTTCTAATTCACTAGGAAAGAAGCTAACATGTAGTTCATCTTTTCCTTTAGGCCTATAAGCCATTTTTGGTATATACAGAGCATCTAGTTTACTTTCTTTCTGAAAATAATCTTCATGCTCTTCTCTAAGTTTTGCAACTTTTGATTTTCTTTGATCTGGTGTTAATCCCATTTTTTTATCTTTATTAATATTTTTTGTGTTTATCATCTGCGTTCTTGTTGTTGAGGTGTAGCCATTTCTTCTATCTGCATTTGTTCAAATTTAGCTTTAAAGAAACTCATCCGGGCATCACCATTTCTAGCTTTTAAGAAATGTAAAACTAATGTTCTATCACTTTCTATAATATACCTATCAGGGCCATAGAACCTAATCTTTTGTTTAGCCGGTCTGTTAATACCTATAAGCATATCTGCATGTTGCAACATAGCATCTGAACCAAATATATCTGACTCAAGTATATAATTACCATACTTGCCATCAATAGCTCTATCCGGATTATCTATATTTCTATTAAGTTGTGACAAAGCAATAAATAAACAAGGATAATCTCTTTTACACTGTGTAAAGAACTCACCTAACTCAAATAACATGTCTAATGTATTATTTTGATATGGTGCTCTCTTGACTAACATAGTGTGATCAAGTGTTATCATTGTATTTACGCCCTTATGTAGATTCATATAAGCATCTATCTGTTCTCTCATTTGATTAACAGTCATAGGTGTACTAATAATGTCAACCGGATTCTTTATTCTTTCTTTAGCATATAAATGACATGTGTTTAATGTATCATTACTTAACACAGATCCTGCACTACACAGTTCTTTATAAGTTTTACCTGTTATAGAACTAAACTCTCTGATTGCTGAGGTTCTACCCACCATCTCAAATTGAAATTCTAATACTCTAAACTTATCATTTGGATTTAATGCAAATGATTCTCTAATTATCTGATCTTTAATTAATGTTTTACCTGAGCCAGGTCTACCACCAATTACAGTTAAAGTATTCCATTCTAAACCATCAGTAGCTGCATCATTAAATTTAGGCCATGGTGTATAGATTGATTTTTCTTCTCCTGTTGACCTTCTAAACATATATTTAAGCGCCTCATTAAAGGCTGCATACTGTCCTACCCATGATTCTTTTGGTTTACTCATTGTTTATTATGTATATGATACTTTCTATATTATCAATGCTGTCATTACATGACTGTTTATCTGGAACCCATGTTCCATCTCTTAGCATTTGAAAATCTTCAAGTACAAGGTTTAATTTATTTAATACTTCTGTTATTTGATTAGGTGTCATACTACGTTTTCTTCATAATTTATTTATTTCTTCTTTAACTTCTTGCCAATAATCAGTATTCATCATAAAAGGTTTATAAGTCATAACCTCTTCGGTTATGTTTTCTAATACCTCATCTACACAAATTAATGCACATTGTTTGGCTTG